GAATAGAAATAAGCGAAAAAACACTTGAAAAGTTGTTAGAAGGATTTTAAAAAATAGTAGATTAGATAAAAGAATTTTGTGATAAATAATAATTTTACTATAAGTCAATAATTAGAGCAAATTTAAAGACAAGTTCTATAACCTGTCTTTTTTTATGCAATAAATCAGGTGGTAGATATGAATTATAAATCTAAGAAATGGAAACAATTTAGAATGAGAATACTAAGAAGAGATAAATATCTTTGCAGAGAATGTAAGAGATACGGAAAGACTACAGGAGCTAATACAGTTCATCACTGCATACCAGTAAGTGAAGATCCTGATTTAAAATATAATAGCAACAACTTAGTAAGTCTATGCGGTTCGTGTCATGAAAAGATGCATGACAAGTTTGATAACAGTCTAACATCAGCAGGCCAGAGATGGAAAGATAAGATAGACCCCCTAGTTAAGAATAATACTTAGAAGATACAGGGGCCAAGGGAGGGGGAAAGGTTTGTGACTCCGAATACTTTTCAAAAAGGGGGTGTCAGCTTTGGCAAGGAAAAAATCAACAATTAAAAAACAGGTGAAAGATAGCATGAAAGATCTTGGGGTTTATAAAAAGGAGTATAGAAATACAATAGATATCTTTACAGACATGGTACATCAATATGAAACCTTAGCAGAAAAATTTGAAGAAAGCGGATACCAAGTAACAGAAGAATATACAAATAAAGCCGGAGCTACAAACCAAAGGAAAACACCACTACTCACTGCTATAGAAAAACTAAGGATGGATATTTCAACATATTCAAACATGCTATGCTTAAATCCTAAAGCACTAGAAACAGTAACAGCAGAGGTGAAAAATAAATCAAAATTGGCATCAGCATTAAGTGAGTTGGAAAGATAATGAATAGCCACAAAAACTACAAAGAGGTAATGCAGTATGTAGAGAGTGTACTAGACGGAAGCAAACCAGCATGTGAAGAAGAAAAACTAGCTTGTAAAAGATTTAAAAGAGATTTAGAAGATGATAGATACGAGTTCAAACCTAAGGATGCTGAATTCGTAATACAAATAATAGAAAAAACCTTCGTCCACGATCAAGGCGAAAAACTAGATGGCACACCATTAAGAGGTGAGCCTTTTTTATTGGAATCATTTCAGAAATTCATAACATACTCAATACTTGGCTTCTTTCACAAAGATACTAAGTTAAGAAAATACAAAGAAGCTTTTATATTTATCCCCAGGAAAAATGGTAAGACAAGATTTATTGCAGCTTTATCCTGGGCATTATCATTACTGGAAAGAAAATCTGGTTCTAGTTTATACATAGTAGCTGCATCCTTAAAACAATCATTGCAAAGTTTTAAATTTATACACTTTAATTTAAAGCAAATGGGAGAAGCGGAAAACTTTAGAATACTTAATAATAATCATGGCCACTTTATAGAAGGTGATTTAGGAGATGGATCAATACATATAGAAGCACTTGCAGCTAATCCAGATAGACAAGATTCACTTAACTCTAATATCCAAATACTGGATGAACTTCATGCTTATAGGAGTGCTAAACAGTACAACGTAATTAAAGAGTCCGGAAAAGCTTATTCTAATAAATTAACTATAGGTATAACAACAGCTGGAGATAACATGAATAGCTTTTGTTATAAAAGACTTAAATATTGTCAAAAGATATTAAAGCAAACTGTAAAAGATGAAGCATACTTTGTGTTCATAACTAAGGCTGATGAAAATAAGGATGGAGAAGTCGATTATACAGATCCATTGCAGCATGAAAAAGCTAATCCAAACTACAGAGTGACTATCAGGCCAGAAGATATTATGAATGATGCTATGCAAGCACAGAATGATCCTCAGCAAAGAAAAGATTTCCTAGCAAAAAGTTTGAACATATATACGAGTGCTACTAAAGCATATTTCAATGTAGATGAGTTTAGAGCTAGTGACAGAGAATATAAGTGGACATTAGAAGAACTAGCAAAGTTACCTATAGATTGGTACGGAGGTGCAGACCTTTCAAAGCTACATGATTTAACAGCTGGTGCATTGTATGGACAGTACAAAGATATAGACATAACAGTAACTCATGCATTCTTTCCAATAACAGCGGCTTATAAAAAAGCTGAAGAAGATAACATTCCACTCTTTGGCTGGAAAGATGACGGATGGTTAACAATGACTAATAGTGCTGTAGTAAACCATCAGGTAATAGTTAACTGGTTTAAAGAAATGAAGAAAAAAGGCTTTAAAATTAAGCAAGTTGGTTTTGATAGAAAATTTGGTAGAGAGTTCTTTTTAGAAATGAAAAGTGCTGGATTTAAAATAGAAGATACTCCACAGCTTTATTATTTAAAATCAGAAGGATTTAGGAGAATAGAAGCTAAAGCAAAAGATAAAAAGTTTTACTACTTACATTCCGATGCTTATGAATATTGTTTAGAAAATGTTAAAGCAGTAGAGAGAACAGATGATGCAGTTAAGTATGAGAAGGTAATGCCTACTCAAAGAATAGATATATTTGATGCAAGTGTATTTGCAGCTATGCAGATGCTTAAAAACTTAAACAAAGCGGAAGCTACTGACAAGTGGTTAAATCTAGGATCTAGTAAAGATAAAAAGGGAGGTGATTAGATGGGAGTAATTAATAATCTAGTTAGCAAAGTAAAGGCAAGAGCAGCTCCTAAAGAAAAAAGAGAAGCTTTAAGTTGGTTTTTAACTACAGATGCCTATGACCTACTAAGTATTTCAGGATATACAAGATTAAGCGACAATCCAGAAGTGAAAATGGCTGTTCATAAGATAGCGGATCTTATTTCTTCTATGACAATACATTTGATGCAGAACACTGAAGATGGAGATGTAAGAGTAAAAAACAAGCTATCAAGAAAAATTGACATAAATCCATATAGTTTAATGACAAGAAAGAGCTGGGTTTATAACATAGTTTACGCAATGCTATTAGATGGGAATGGAAACAGCATAGTATATCCAAAAACAAGTGAAGGATTGATAGAGGAATTAATACCATTGAAACCTTCTAAAACAAGATTTATTGATACAACATCAAGTTATAAAGTTGAGTACCAGGGTAAAACTTACAATCCGGATGAGGTCCTACATTTTTTAATTAATCCGGATCCGGAGAAGCCTTACATAGGAACTGGGTACAGAGTAGTTCTAAAAGATATAGCAGAAAACTTAAAACAAGCTACTGCTACTAAAAAATCTTTTATGAGCGGAAAGTACATGCCTAGTTTGATAATTAAAATGGACTCTACTAATGATGCTCTAACCAGTGAAGAAGGAAGAGATAAAGTAATGTCAAAATACATTAACTCTTCAGAAGCTGGAAAACCTTGGTTAATCCCTGCAGAACTTTTAGAAGTTGAACAGGTTAAACCTTTATCCCTTAAAGATATAGCAATAAATGAGACAGTAGAAATAGATAAAAAGACTGTAGCGGGTATATTTGGGGTACCAAAATTTTTATTAGGAGTTGGAGATTACGATAAAGATGAGTATAACAATTTTATAAGCTCAACACTGTTACCTATAGCTAAAGGAATGGAACAGGTACTTACAAAAGGACTTCTTTACAGCCCAGATTTATATTTTAAGTTCAATCCTAGATCATTATATGCATATGATAAAAGTGAGCTTGCAGATGTCGGAAGTGACATGTATGTAAGAGGAATCATGACTGGTAATGAAGTTAGAGATTGGTTAGGACTTTCACCAAAAGAAGGATTATCAGAATTAGTAATATTAGAAAACTACATACCATTAGATAAAATCGGAAACCAGGGCAAACTGAAAGGTGGTGAGGCTGATGGATAGAGACAAGTTAAGATTAATAAGAAGTATGAAAGTAGATTTAAAGACGAGAGCTGAAGAGAACAACGAAAAGTATATTGATGGTTATTTTGCAGTCTTTAATAGAGAAACTGAACTATGGCCGGGAGCATTTGAAGAAATAGATTCTAATGCTTTTGAAAATACTTTAGGCAATGACATTAGAGCATTAATTAATCATGACACTGGATTAGTTCTTGGAAGAAATAAAGCTAACACCTTAGAACTTAAAACCGATAGTCATGGACTTTGGGGCAATATTAAGATTAATCAAAATGATTCAGATGCAGTTAATTTATATGAAAGAGTAAAAAGAGGTGATGTAGATCAGTGTAGCTTTGGGTTTAATATTTTAAATGAAGAAGTTGACTATAGAGATGATGGTAGTGTGAAGTGGACTATTAAAGAAATAGATTTGCATGAAGTATCAGTCGTTACATTTCCTGCATATGAAGATACAGGAGTGCAAGCTAGAGAAAAAGAAGTTGAAAAGCATAAAAAAAGACAGTTAGAGGTTAGAATAAAAGAATTTAGTTGATTGCGAAAGTAATGGATAAAATAAGGATGAAGAAGCAAAAAACGTAAAATAAGGAAAATTTGGCGGAGAGGAAATAAAATTTAGAATATAT